TTAAATCTGCGCGACTTCCGGTTAGCTGACCAGTTATGCCCACCGACTTGACGCTTGGGGCTTGGTGAGGTGAACAGTTTACGTCGAAGCTGATGCGACTCCAACGTGAATCTTCTGCTTTGGGTTTGAGATGTTTCAGCCATGGTGTTTCAATGATTAGTTTTTGAAGGAAAATGGACATGTTGTCTGCTCTCTCTTTAGAGGCAGATATAATCATTATCTTACGTTCAGGATCTTTAAATAGTGTCCAAAGAACAAAAGCGCCAGTAATCCAAGACTTACCCACACCCCTAAAGGCTTGTATTTGTAATCGTTTTGGTCCATGTTGTAGGTAATCAGCGATAGCATATTGTGCTCTGGTGGGTGAAGGGAGGTCAAGTTGTTCCCACAGAGCTTGTAGGAACAGCTTAAAGTCGTCTTGTAGGGCGGTTATGACGTTAGTCATGCTTTTCTTCGCCAACCATATCGTGTAGTATCTTGCAGACCTGATGGCCTACCTCCCCTACCCTCCTTTAATAACTTTAGTATCTGCTCTTTAGTAAGATCACCAACATTTGCTATTTTCATCTCATCCTCCTTATTCTTAGGTGCTCTTCTTTGTCTCTTATTAGCCATTTAAATCGCCTCCAAGGGGGTTGTTTTGTGTTTCATAGGGTTAGGGGTCATAGATCAATAATAAACCTCTCTACGCCTTTAATATCGGTTACATGTCTCATTCCAATTTCTTTTAATTTAGGTAATAAGAATTGATCTCTCATTTTAGCATAAACTCTCAGTATATCTATAAATTCATCTGGATGTGTAGTACCTATAAGAACCGCTTCACTGATTTCTTTTAAATGATCGCCAAGATCAAGAGGTGCTGTGAATTTACCTTCAGGATATCTAAGACGTGGTTTACCTGTTAATGTTTGAGAAAGTTTTTTATTACGACCTAATGTTACGAAATCTATTTGACCACCCTGTAATCTTGGATTTGTCCAAGGTTCTAAGCCAAATTGTTTAGTAAATTGATGTATACTTAATTGTCTACTACTTTTACCAGTATGCAAAGCTTTTACGGCTAGACCCATATTACCTGCAACACCTGATGTAGGCACTTTTAAATCATCTAGTAATTTAAACATATTAGCTGCCATCATAGGTTCACCAGCTAATTTAGTTAAAAAGGCTTCTCCAATCTCTTTATTTCCAAAGATATGATGCCATTCTTGTCCAGTAAATTCAACAAAAGCATTTTTTAACTGCTTTCTAATACCAGAGTTTCCATATATTATTTTAGATGGATCAAATGGGTTTTTAGAAGCATAGTCATTTAAAGTTCTAGCTAATCTACCTGCTTTTTTAAAATCACCAGAAGCTGTAGCTCTAACATAACCTATAAATTGGTCAGTCATCCCTTTGTTTCTCCCAACTAATTGAGATACAAACTCTAAATCATTAGCTACTTCTGCTATACTAATGACTTTTCTGTCTGGACTTAGTTGATTATAGAAAGGTGAAGACTCTTCAAAAAGTTTCGCTAGAGTTTTTGTATCTTGTGCTTCTAATGCTTTTTCTATTGCACCCCAATTTCTTTGACCAGTTGCTTGTACCCTAGTATCATTAATTGATGCTAACGGTTTATTTAGTAATTCAGTTAATGATCGCTGTTGGTTTGGTATCTTAGCAAGTATTCCAGTATCAGTAACACCTACAGGTGCGGTAGCATCTCTAATATCACCAATTACATTATCTATACCTTTTCTAATAATACCTTTTTTAGGTATACTAGCTCTTCTAGCAGCACCTAATATATCTTCACCAAATGCAGCTTTGGTAGCTGTATTTAAAGATCTAGCTCCTTTAGACAGTAAACCTGCTTTACTAGCACCAGCTAATAAAAGATCAGGAGCAAAGCTACCTACAAATCGAGCAGCTTTTTCATCAACCCATCCAGTCTCTTTAGCAACCCAACCTGCAACATCCGCACCTTTTTCAGAAGCAAAGTTAGTAGCTCTAAGTACATTACCAGCTATATATGCTATTTTCTGATCAACCCTAGAGTCTAGTAGTGATATATTACTATTATCTTGACCTGCTTTATCTAACTGATCTATAGCCCAAGCAGTGTTTTTAAGGCCACCGCCAGCAAGTCTAAGAACATCATCAGTATAACTTAAAGGGTTCAAAGTATTCTCTTTTTCCTGAGACTGTTCTCTTAAGAAATTAGCTGTATGAGAGAGTCCTTGTTCAATTTCCTTTCTTGTATCAGTTAATAATGGTTTACCTTGAGTAAAATAATCATGATGTCCGAAATAGTCGAATGTTCTTTCTGTCCAAGATCGTTCTTCACTGTTCCAATTGAACTCTCGATCAGCTACCTTTTTCCAGCTATCTAAAATAACTGACATTGCGTTTTGTTCTTCATCCATCAGTAAGAACTCCTTCTCTGAGGACGAAAGGTTGTCTCCTCTTCGTCACTGAATAATGATTCCAACTGCGCTATACTACTAAGGACAGCAGATACATGACCCGCTTTACCAGCAAAGTCGGCTTCATTCCAAGCTGAAGTTTTATCATCCTGATTATCAGTAAGTTTAGTTATTATAGGCTGTTGTGACTTATCAAACCGGTCTTTTAGGCCTTGGCCAAACGGATCACCAAACGGACTATCATATATGTTGCTAATTGTTTGATCCCATTGTCTACCACCAATTTGAAGCGAATCGAGAAGGGGAGTTGACGTATTAGGTACAGTTTGTGCGTTGCTAATCTGAAGTTGCTGGTTAATTGGTGCGTTTGATCTTTCTTCGAGAGTTTTAGGCTCATCTCCAACTACTGGTTCAGGGTTGAAGTGATCTTTTGCTCCAGGATGCTTATTCTCTAATTCCCAAGCTCTACGTTGATTACGTGTTAATACACCAAGATCTTCACCAGTCTTAGGATCTTTAGTAAATACAGTACTTGGTTCATATTCTACTTTAGATTTTTCTTCTTCTTCTTTAGTAGCGATACTTGGCACAAGAGACCCCTCATTAGGGGTGGCATTAAGGCCACGAGAGAAGTTCGTAAAATTAGTTTTATCTTGGTTCCTATTTTCATCAGTCTGAATCTTATCAAACTGGCTCCAAGCTTGTTTATCAAACTGTGGGTTTCTTATATATTGTGTATTCGCAAGACTCTGTTCAAATTGTTCTCTATTTGTTGCTGTAGATAATGTATCTGCTAAAAAATCTTCACTAGCTTGTTGAGATAAATCTTTAATTTTATCCCTTGCATCACTTAATGATACTTGTACATCATTACTAAGTTTATCGTATTCTTTACTCTCTGAATATGCTATACGACCTTGGTATAAATAAGCTAAACGTTCTGCTTTATCTTGTAATGGATTACCAGAAGGATACCAATTTTTCGGCATAGTAGGTAAACCATCCTCAGCAAGAGGAATCTGCCCCTTATTTCTTAATTGATCACCAAAAGTAGATAACATCGCAGGCTGTGTTACGCCTCCAATTTGAGCAGATTGATGATAAGGTTGATTCGACAAACGTTCATGAATTTGTGCCCTATATGCTTTACTTTCTGGCGATTGCGCTCGTCTTGTTTCAGCTTCTACATATGCTTTAACAAAGGCACCTTTCTCTTTCTCAGATCTACTAGCCCACCACCTTGAAGCTGTTTCATCACCTTTAGAATCAAACTGCCACTTTCCATCTTCAGTCTGTCTAAATTCACCACCTCTTAAATCAGGTAAAGGTATGCCCTCATAAGTTGGTACGGGTATATCCTTTACAAGATTTTTCGATCTATCATTACCCGGACTATAATGACCTTTTAAAGGTTCATCTTTATCTATATGTGCCATCAATCCTTACCTCCTCTAATTTTAAGACGGCTAGCTCTGTTCTTAGATGGTGCCTGTAATCTTCCTTTTGTAGTACTTCCTTTATAGTGAGCAGCATCTTTACCATCACCATTACCATAAGTACCTAATTTCCTGTTGAGTTTGTTTGCGTTTGTTCTGAGGGCTTTTCCTTTTTTGGTTTTGTTGTAGGCCTTTTGCTGAGACTTGTAATTACCATTCGCATATTTAGCTCCTTTAGGTTGTGATTTTTCCATACATTCTCCGTTTAACTAGTTCAGGATCAACTTTAGGCATGATTGAGGCTAATTTATCTAATGGAGTACCCTCATAAGCTACTCCTGTGACATCATTTGTCTTCAGCCAGTCACAGGCTGCTTTTAGTTCATGGGCAGAGGCCTCACCACTCTTGACCCGTTTAAGGAATTCTTTAGTGACGAGGTTATGAAGCTCATTGAAGTTTTCTTCAGTAGCTTTTTTAGACATTCTCTCCAGGGAATAAGTTCTTTCTTACTAATCCTACTGCAGCATCATCGATGGTGTTGTCGGTAGACTTAGCATAAGCTTCCAAAAGGTCTACTACCAGCTTTTTAACTGATTTAGAGCTTAGGAAGGTGAAAAGGATTGGCTTAATTAGTAGAATCATTGTTTTTTGGTGTAGTGTTAATTAGTGATACTATAGGTACAACATCGTTGCACATATGTTCGATGCGGGAACCAGGTCGTATGGTGAAACCCATCTTCATAAGTTCGGCGCACTTCAATGCACGAACTAATTCATAGTCCACGCGCATCTTTTCATTCTGTCTTCTAGCTAGTGTTTTACATTGTTCTGTAATAGACATGTCCAAAGGAACCATGAAGTTAATTTGAGCGCCGTAGTTCCAGCCCCTCGAATAACTTTCAGGATCATGAGGTTTATTTTCACTAGCTAACCAGAATGGTGAGAAGGTCATGGTAGGACCATTGCAAGCAATAGCTCTACCGTTATACCCTCCCATTTGTTGACGGCTCGGAGCTCCATTATTCTGGAATTGCACTGCTTGGTTGGTCACATTGCCAGTTGCAGTGGACTCGGGGGCCGACGTATTATATGTATCCTCATCAGCTCGAGCAGGTAAACCTACTGCGAGAAGACAGACAAGGAGGTAGTGGTAGCGTTTATAGTTATGGTGCGGTTTATATCTATCGTTTCCAATAGGACTAAACCAGTTGTTGAGTCCGCTGGTCTGTCTACTATCTCCAGTTGAAAGTCTTCTCCAGCTGTTGTTACTGAGAAAGTAGTTGAAGAGTTTGTTATATCCCCGGATGGGGTTACATTGGTTCCAGTCCAACTCTTTAATTCGCCGCCATAGACTTTTTGGGCTACGGTTTCTGAGATTGTCTGAACAGCCGTGGTGGTGGCATTCATTGAGCCTTGTGTAAAGGCTGGTGTTACTTGATTTGCTCTTGCTACAGAGGGGGATAACAGTGCTAAGAGTAATAGCCATCGTTTCATTCTTCTTTCTTTTTAGTTACCATAGGGCAATTAACTGGGGTGTTATTTTTACCTTTTGAATTACTGGTAGACAAACCAAATGTTGCTAGAGCGCCTGTGAAGACACTCGCGACAAAAGTGATATCGCCACTAGCTCCCTTCTTAATCATCGGGAGTTCCACGTAATTTAAGGTTATGATAAATCCTGCCCAAACCACAACTCCAAGCCTTACAAAGGTTCCTAGGATCTGTATCTGAGCTTCATTATCTTCAGCTGCATCTTTTAATTTATGCAGAAGATTCTTCGGCTTTGGGGTTTCCATTCAGTTTCTTTTGAATTCTTTTCACAAGCTGCATAAAGATAGGTTTAAAAACCTTCACACATTGTTTAAATAAACTTGTAGCAGTTAAGGTAGCAGCTACAGAAATCATCGCTGTAGTAGCTGCTGTAACCATTATCTCCTCTTGAGGTACAGGTACTGTAATATCAGTAAAGGGTATAGTAACCCTCTGTACTTCAGCAGGAGATGGTTCATTATCTTCTTCATCTTCCTCCTCACCAGTTGGACCTCTTAGAGCATAAGCTGGTACCAACATAGGTGTAAAGGATGGTAGATCCGCTACCGGTAAGTCCAAATTAGGACGTGGCATATCAGGCGGATCAGGTAACATCTGTGGCGGGAGGCTGAAAAAAGGTAGAATGGGCGGCTCTGGCACTAATCAGGCTCCCACGTTATAGCACCTCCTGGTACTTTATTACGTTGTTGTTGTTTAGACAACCTTAACCAATTAGCTGGGTACTTAGTGCCAGCTACATCAGTGAAAGGTTTATCTAGTTGTAAGGGTTTATTTTGATATTTGTATCCCATAATTAATAATTAGTTAACGTGCTCGTGCGGTTTTAAAAGGATGTTCTGCAAATGCTGCATAGATTATTTCTTCTCCGTTGTAATTATAATCATTATTTGTATTTCTAATTTTAAAACCATTAGATAAAATATCTATACCATTTGCTGAGTTACGTGCTCCTTCAGCATTATTTAAGTTTGGCCATACTGGTGTTCCTGCATAGTTGAATGGGTCTCTTATTGTGTCTATCAATTGCCATCCAGCCGTTCTTTCACTGTTTTTAAATAATACATATTTCACAGCAAATCCTGTGTATACGAAAGGCCCGTCTGCAGATCCATTCCCTTCAAACGATCCAAACGCACTGAACCCGGGTATGCCAGTCCAACAGTATGCGATCATATCATCTCCTGCACTTTGCCAAGCTACGGTAGTAGTAAATACAGTATTAGTTGGTTCTGTATCATTCCAGGCACCGGCCTGATCATCTTTTCCGTAAGCTTCATTTAATCTAAACCTATAATTAGCACCAACTTTATAATGGTATCCATCCCAATTATTAGCAGTATCTAAATTTTTAAGTAGCATGAAATCTGGTTTAGTAGATAACCCATGACCTACCGTATAGGTACCTGAACTTGGTACAGTCCATTTGCTTATGCTAAATCCTGCTGTATTGTTAACCCATTGAGCGGATGGAGTCACACTACCTTCTGTTGAAGCTGTTGCTGCAGATGATCCTGCATCCCAGGCCCACGCAACATAAGTAACGCCATCTGAATTGCCCAACTCATCATTAGTATTTTCAATACTTACACCATCTGAATCAAAAGTTGTTAGCGTACTATTTGCATCTGAACCTTCAGCATTATTAGTATCGGTCCTTAGACTTCCTTGGCCTCTTATCCTGTCAAAGAGACGATGATGGTAGCCAGAACTTCTAGTTTTTTGCCAATACAAATCAGGACTAAAGTTATATTTTATTTTCTTAGATCCATCAGTAGTATCGTCACCTGTAAATAGTTTTACATCAAAATACTTGGATGGATTATTTACATCCGCCCCACTAAATGTATCGTCGAGGTTTTGGGTACATAAGGCTTTAGCAGAAAGAGGTGGTGTATATCTCCAAGCTCTTTGACCAAAGTTTATCCAGCTAGTTGCATCGAAACCATTAAGGTAGAAGAATCCTCCGTCTTGAAGGAATGTTTCACTAAAGAAGTGATTAGATGCATTAAAGGCTGCACCTGATGAAGGTCCAGAATCTGTATACCAAGCATTATTTTTACCGTAATATAGCTTCCCATTATCAACATCCCAACAGCATTGCCATACATCCCCTTGAGCTAAAGTTAGAGTTCCTATATCTACTGCGTTACTACCAGCGCAGTAATACATATTAGCACTGTTAAATCCAACTAATCTACTCTTCGCATCAGTGTTAGACCAAGCTCTAAGATCCGAACCACCACCTCGAGTCTGTGCTGTATCAACACCTATTCCAAAGTTATTTCCAGTTGCAGTCCATTCTTCAAATGTAGCTTCGCAGTACCATACTCCAGAATTTGGGCATCTAATAGTCGCATAAGCAGTTCCATCAGTATTAGATGTATTACCTCCGAAAAGATTACCTTGACTTAAGTCTGAAGCATATTTTTGTAAGGGATTTAGCGTTGCATAATTAGCGTATATATCACCACCAGAATCTTCGTAATTCGTTGGAGTGTCGAAGAGGGAGTCTTGTTCTGTAGGAGTGCCAAAAGTTGGAGGCGTGAAGCTTGAAGTATATTTAGCTACACCTTTATAGACCCTCAGATCTTGGATGAAACCACCGTGTCTAGCGTTAGCTTGCCAAGATCCGTTATTTCTAAGACCTCCAATCATTAGTCCATTAGAGGCACCATCAGATAGATTTCTAGTAATGGTGGTATTGTTACCTCTATCTACACCATCTACCCATATAGTGGTTTTATTACTTCCATCTCTAGTTACAGCAATATGATGCCATGTCTTTTGACTTATATTCCCACTGCTATATAAATACTGACCAGTACTTTGTCCATCATAAGAATAGAACTGGACATTGTTACTACCACCTGAGTGGCAAGCTATATACCAATTACCGTTGGAACCTGTTGTATAGTAATTCTTAGAACAAATAGGGACATTAAAGCCTTGATCAGAGTCTATGTAGTACCACATTTCAATGGTAAACGCTCCATCAAACCCTAACCCTGCATTAGCTCCAACCTCCAAACTTGTTGTAGATGAACCACTGAACTTCAAACTAGATCCATAAAACCTACTTTGATCAGTGGATACGACTGTACTTGTATTTGTTACTGTTCTTGCAGTACCTGAAGTTCCATTAATTTCATCATGCTCATCTGTTAGTACATCACCAGGTAATGCGAGTTCTAAATTTGAAGAATTACTATCACTGTTATAATTTGAACCATCTTTTGCACTACCATGATCCCCAGTAGTTGCGTAGATAGGTTTTACATCAGCATTACCTACTGTAACTATTCCATCACCTGCAGTTAGGTTAGTAACCGTTAGGTCGTTAGAAAGAAGTGAATCAGTTCCTAAAGCTGCATTACTTGATATATCGTCGAACTTGAGGTGGACAGAATTAATGTTATATGATGTTGCTGCCGCCCACTGTGTATAAGTTTGATCTGTTTGGCTGTCTACAAGAAGGACACCATCGACTTCAATACCTTTAATACCAAAACCATTGCTAGTGGTAGAAGTCGCAGTACGTGAATTTTTAATCCAACTTACTTCTATTGCTCCTGGTATTTCAACCCAATGATCTGCTGTAGTACCGTCTAAACTGATTATATGTCCACTACTTAGTTCAATTGTTCCACTAGAATTACCTTGACAAAATACATAGAAACGCCAAGCTTGTGTTGAAGTAATAGATGAACCTAAGGTAACTGTTTGTGACCAACTACCTGTAGCTGATTCTGCTCCTGCAAACCAATAAGTAGTTAAATCGCCATCAAATATATTCTCCCAATCTGCCCAACTATTCCCATTATCATCACCTGATACACTTGCTGTCCCGCTATAATTAACTCCAGTATTAGGAGTTGGAAGTGCAAATTCTTTCGGAACCCACAAACCCGTTGAATTGTACTCTCCAAATGCAGCCGGGGATAACTGTAATCCGTCAATGAAGTGAACGTTACTAATCAAACCATCAAAATAGTAACCAGCATTTGTTCTACCAAAATTCTGTTCTACAGCATTTGCATTAATAGATGTTGTCATCCCTGAAGAGATCGTAGCGTTAGTGGCAAATGAAGTCTCTTCTTGGCCATTGACAAAAAT